GTGTTGCGTGTAAAACGCATGTGTGCGCTCATAAAGGTGAGCGTGTTGCTGGTCATGTAGATGATTGTAATGATTGTATTATGCAATTATTGCATAATTGGGATCAGTTGAAAATAGGCGAAGATACTTTCTTCGATCCTATTACTGGAGAGCATTATCACTATGAGAGTAAATTTTCTACTCTCACTGTTAGTAATGTTTGGATGTATATAGTTATTGTTCTTTTGGCAATATTATATACTATTGGTGTGCATACTTATGCTTACTCTATAAATCTAGATAGGGCATTAATAAGTGTTAGTATGTGTTTGCATTTTACCGTATTGACTTTGGTTTATAGATATTATGCAAAAATTAAGAATTATGTTAGTACTTTACGTGATGCAATGAGTGTCATTTCTTTTTTAAAAGAAAATTGGCAAACTTTGCTTCTGTTTTTCACTAGTGTGTTGGCTTTGCTCTACTATGTTAAGAAAAGTGGGGCTCAGCCGAAAAAGGAGAACATGATACATGAAGGAAGATTTATGTCAATGAAGATAGTGCCAAACTTTGTTTGGGATATCTTCAATTTGTTACGATATGTCAGTGATGGTCGTATAACAACAATGTTAAAATCTTTTTGGGACGTTTTCTTTGGTTCTAAAATTACAGAAGATGTTGTCTTTGATGCGGAAGAAAATAAAGTTTACTTGCTTACGCACGAAAAGGATAAATTCTTTTTAAAGTATAGGTTTTTTCCAACTAATACTTTTGTTTGTAAGTTGTTGAATAAAGATCGAGTTTTTGTGTTGCGCGGAGATAACTATGTAAGTGTTACGTGTTCTAATATTGTTACAATTGAGAAATTGTATCAGGAATACACTTCATTCTATATAGGAACTCGTGGTGTGACTAAGGACGAATTTACTGTCTTAGTTAGTGCAGCCACTGTGGCTGATTTGACTGTTGTAGGCGGAGTTGGTTCTTTAGAATACAACGTAAGCGCTGCAAAAACAGAAAACGATAAAATAGCTGCTAGATTGACAAGAAATGTTGATCATTCTTACAACTATGGAAACTTTGTTCCAGCGACAGTTAATTCTGTCGGAAATGCTGATAATATCGACATTGATTGCCAAGATGTTGACGATACTGAAGGTGTTGTTGATGAAGGTTTGATCTATGTCGATGGTGTTTGTGATAACAAAGGAAAAGAAAAAATGACTGATGAAGGTATTGATGATGTTGTTGACACGATGTTGAGATATTGGACAAATGTCAAAGTTTGGTGTCAAAGCCAGGATAATAAGTATTTAATCTTTATTGTGCCAGCTATCGCTTTAATTATTATTGGTATTTGGTTCTACTGCCTCCATGGATATGTTCCTGAAGGAGCAGATCTTAAGAAGCAGAGAAAAGAAAAGAAGAAAAATAGAGGAGCGACAGCTCGTTATTATAAAGAGTTGGTTTCAAAGACTTACTCTGGTGATGATACTAATATTGTCTCTTGGACTTATGTTGGAGATGATAATAAGTTCGCGCATGTTGGTTATGTTTGGCATAGTATTGAAAAAACTGCTGAACAGCTACGTGAAATCTTTCCAGATAGAGATGTTGTCACCATTTATAAAGTTTTAAGTGGCGGTCAACCTAAAGCTCAGAATGTTATCTTAAGAAAACCTCGGGAGAATTTTAAAAACGAGGTTATGATGACAAATTTGTCAGTTGAAAAAGTTTTGCGTGTTGAATCGGTTTCTGATAAAGGTGAGCGTGACATGATTACAATGTGTCACAAGGTAACAAACTACTTGATAATGCCTAAACATTGTTGGGAAAAAGTGCTTGAGTGTTATCATGCAGGTGTTGCTCTTGTGGTGCTTAATAATCGCTGGTATGACGTTGATAAATCTGAAGTGATTGTTATTAATAGTGATCTTGTTGCTGTTAAAGCTCCACGCAATTTTGGAAGTTTGCAAAATTGTAATCATTCTGTTTTGAAAGATAATAAATCTGAAGAATGTTGGATATTAGGTTGGAAAGATGAAGGTTTTGGGAGGATGCGTTCATTCCAAACTAAGGTTAGTGTAGTACGTAAAGGTGATACTTTGTATTATCAATGCGATCATTGGCCAGGTATGTGTGGTGCTGTTATTGTTAAAAATGCACCAGGTATTAATGTAGTAGGTGTCCATAACCAAGGCGCTACGGGTTCTGATAGCTTGTCCTGTAAAGCACAAGCTATATTGACGGAGTGGCAGGCACATGGTATTGTGCAGAAAAACTAGGCTACCCTATAGTCATCGCTGAAAACATTACAGATTATGATAATATAGTTTGGAATGAAAGCGCATTATGGGTAGGTGATGGCTATGGGGTTTTAGTTGGAAAAGGTAAACCAACTTTTGGAAAGTCTCATATTAAGGCTTGTACCAAATGGGATACTTACATTAAAGAGTCTGGTTTGGATATTACTACAAATCGGGCACCAGCGCAAATGAATACAGCTGCGTTTGATGCACAAATGGATAAGATGAAAGTTGTGCACGAACCTTTACCGCCTTATGCTTTTATAGGGTTGCGGCTGTTGAAACAACATTTAAGGCGTTTCATGAAAGTGATGCCGCCCTTGAAGGTTGCTGAAGTCTATGATGGTGTTAAAGATGAAGATGGGGAATTAAACCCAATTGATCTTAGCACTAGTCCAGGTTACTTATTTAGTGACCGTGGTAAAAAGCGTGATTGGGTTTTAAACCATTCTGCTGATTTTAAGCGTCTTCGTAAGTTAGATGCTCAATCTTTGAAGGATGGTCTTTTTACCTATAATTGGATATGGCGTTTAAGTTTAAAGTCTGAGACAAGAGATCTTGAACGCGTTGTCCAAAATAAGACTAGGGTGTTTTGTGCGGCACCTTTTCCTATTTTATTGAGTGGGAGAAAATATTGCGGTAATTTTGTTAGACAATTTTACAACAATAATACGCACAATCATTTCCTATCTAAAGTAGGCCTCAACGTTTATGGTGGAGGCTGGGATAGGATGATGAAGTTTCTGAACCTAACCGGTAAGGGTTTTGAGTCAGATATTACTGGGCAAGATAAGAAAATGTGTGCAGAGATTATCTTTAATATAGGGAAAGTCTTTGGACTCTTTTCTACTAATCCTCAGAGTGTTAATCGCCATTTTTTAAGATATATTTATAAGGTAGTGGTTGATTTATATGGAAACATTTTCGAGCTAAATTGGGGTAACCCTAGTGGGGGCCCTGAAACGGTTGTTATTAACACTTTATGTGTTATGTGGATTTTCTTTTCTTGCTATGCGTACGTTTTAGGTACGTTGGCCACTCTCGAAAAAGTTTATGAAACTTCGAGATTTGGTATTTTTGGTGATGATACAATTGGTGAGTCGACCTGTTTTGATTTTTCAGTTTGGCAAAAGGTTGTATCGGATTTTGGATTTGATTGTACCGGTGAAGCTGGTGAACTCAATAATCTCACATTCTTAGGTCGAAAGTCTATAGTGTATTCCGGCTTTAGCTTTCCTTCTTTGGGTGTTAGTAGAATATTGAGTATATTAGCTTGGACTAAAAATGAAAGTGATGAGGCATTTATCTCACGAATAGTTGCAGCATATACTAGTGCTTTTCCTCTCTTTTTCACGCCAGACGCATATATTTTATTTCATATTAAGAAATATGTGCAACGTGAATTAGATAGAGTAGAGAAGCTTTATCCTGATCTATCAATCCAGAAATTACCATCGTTTTATGAGTTATGCTCATATTACACAGGGTATGATCGTATGTTCTACTCTGATGTTAAGAATAGGATGAGAGAATTTTCTAGGGATCCTAAAATACTAGAAATCTAATTCTATTCAAACTCCTACTTGCAGACTCCATGGGGATATGCATTGTAGGAATGTCGCAAATTTGGGCATTGAGGAGATAACTCTTTGCCCATTTAGAGCTAATTGCTCTAAATTATTTAAAAATCCTGATCCTGTGAAGGACTTAACCCGTTTTGGTGTAGAGCCTA